ACCTGTTGGGCACGAAGTGTGTTGAATACTGCCATCGTGCCGTCGGTATTGACGACATAAACATAGTTGGCGTCCTCGGTTGATGTGCCGCGCCTGGCACCCATATCGACCGGCGTACTAATCAGGTGCGAGGCGAGTAATGTCGCGCTGTTCGATGTATAGGCTTCTTCCTCCCAACTGTATACAAACTCACGAACCGAGCTTTGGCCGTAATCAAGAAACAGCGTCGCGCCGTCAATATTGATAGGTGGAACCGATGCCGAACCAAACTTCGTCTGGTTCTTAACCGCAATATTGGTAGGCGTGATCGGACTCGAGGCAATATAAAACTCGCCGCCTATGGTAAAAACCTGCAAATGCCGTGACGGCATCAGGGCGACAATACCGTTTATCTGGTTGGTATCCAGCGTGACGTCGATGGCGTCATCGTCCTCACCGGTATCTACATCAAAATTGTAAAAGTCTGCAATTTGTGACGCCCACAACGTCTGTGGCCTGGACTGTGAACCACCGAACCACAAGCGCTGCTCAAAGAATGCAACCGTTTTCGGCCATCCTCGCGTCGCGCTCCATACATCCTCATCGCCGGACCCGAAATCAAACTGTGGAATATTTGACAGGGTAATATTCGAGAGTGTCCAACTGGTATGTGCGGCGCCGCGAACCAGCTTTGCCGGCTGGTGGTCCTCATGCACGATTATCATGGTATCGGCGGACTGCGTGATGTTGAGTTCCTTACACTGCGCCAGGGTATAGGTGGTTGTGACCGTCGCCTGCAGGGCCCCATCCATATACACTTTGATGGCATTGTTCTGGAACGCCATCACATAGGTCTGCTCGACATTAAACGAGAACGTAAACAGGCGTGACTCAGCGCCCAGGGTTGCCGCGTAGGCCATACCAGGCCGGCGCTTAAATCCGCCCTGGGGTAATGCCAGCACATTCGTACCGGTATCGGCGCCTTGAAAATACTGCTTGATATCAACCCGCGCCGCGAGCCTGGGATCAAGCACTCCCGAGTTAAACGCCGTCTGTAGGGTGCGAATTCTCGGCACTATTGCCGGACCTCAGTTAATGGCGAGTCAACAATCCCCTCTATTGGCCTGGACTGTGAATCGGCAAACTTCGCACGACGGAGTTGTATCTCGAAACGCTCGGCATACAACGCACCGAGGGAGCGATTACCGGTTACGGGAACCGAGAACTGGCTCGCCAGATCGTACTCGAGGGCCTTCACAAAATAAGGCGGGAGTCTGGATTCGTCCGGCTTAAACAGGTAATCAAGCGCTACAGAGTTGGCGTTTGCGTAGAGCTTGTTTTCAAAAACCTCATAATCAACATCGGGATACGTCTTGATTCCCATCAGATACCCGGACGGCAACTGGTACGCATACGTCCATTCATTCAACGGCGAGTCAGTAAGCTGTCCGAGCTGAGATTTCGCCGAGGCAAACCGCCATCGGTGAACCGTTAATAACGCCTCGTAAGTTGAATTGTAGAGGTTCGAGGCTGCTTCAGCACCAGCCCCGCCCTCGGTAAAGCTCGAGATTGTGCCGTGACCAATCATCAGCAGGGCGTTCGAGCACATTGCGATACTGGTCGCCATACCTAACCCCTAATAAAACGAAAGGACAAGGACCGACGGATCGGCCCCTGCCCTCTCAGGTTGTGTCCCCCCACAACGAGGAACCTGTTACCCGAACCGATTAGTCGGTGTCGGTTTCAGAGATTGCGGTGCCATCGGATATATCAACAACACTCGATGCGTTTGAAAGCACGCTGACGATATTGGTCGTCGGTGTGCTGGTATCGCACACCCAGATAATATCGCGCACTTGCAAAAGATCAGTCGCGTCGTTGAAATAACCGGACGAATTGACGGTCGCAATCGCGTCGGTTGTTGAATAGACCCAAATGCGGGGAGCTTTCCCACCAGGGCCAACCTGCTGTAAACCACTTAATGCGTATGCCATGATGTGTAACTCCTACTGGTAGCTGACGGATACAGAACCGTCGCCGTCGCGAGATACCGAACCGGCCTTCACCACACCGTTGCAGAGCCATGAGGTTTTCTGCGCGATGTAATTCACTTCGGTTTTGATATCAATTCCAACCGCAAGACCTATGGCACTTTGGTGCCAGGCAAACCCTTCAGTCGTACCGCCAGAAACAGTCAGGCCGCCTTCGTCGCGGGACTCGATGATGTGCCAAGCAAAACCCATCCAGGTATTCAGCTCGCCGGACATCAGCGCCTTGACGCTGTTGTAGTCGGAACTTGTGACCGTGGAGATGTTGAGCAGGTCCTCAAGGCCGCCAGCCGTTACCGCAAAATGCCGGTCGCCCGAGGGCACACCTTTGTCGTTGAGATACTTGGACGCTTCGACCACCTTCGCCACAGTCATGCCAGCCGAACCGTGGGAAATAGTACCCGCCGGGCTCGACTCGGCGCCCAGGGCGTCGATAATCAACTGATCCACGCGGCGACCCAACGCCCCCGCAATGGTCTGCGCTAGTTCACGCTGCTCGTCAAAATTGACTTCGGCAGCGTCGAATATGTCGGTATATTCTGGCGCGTTCCAGTTTTCAAGCGTACAAGTGATGAGAGAGTGCGAAACGTCCATCGGTGTGACATCCGCCTGGGTGGCCTTCTGGTTAGCAAGACCCTTACCCATTTTACGGAATTTATAGATATCACCGACTACGCCATTACGCACTGTTACGGTGTCGCGGAGTGCCCCAGCAGTCTGAAATGCGTGCTTGACGTCATCATCAAACTGGGTCACCGCGACTGGTGACAGATTAACGGACATAGTAATTGATCCTCATCAATGTCTAAAAAATGCCGGGCTTGCGCCTGGCGCCTTTCGACATTCGGGTGTCCGCTGCGCGGGCCGAAGTCTCACGGCGTGCGTGCCGTGTGATCCGACTCCGTTCATGGGCTCGATAAGGATCGAGGTATCCACTACTAAAGAGCTATCAGCTCAAACTGTTACTGTCGCGGGCTCGGCAAATTCACAAGCACCGAGGTGTCCGCCGTGTCAGCCTTTGCTGATCCTATGGATACGAATTGTATCTATTTATACGTTGGGTTCAACAATTTACAGAAATGTGAAATTTACCCACAGGACAATGCCTATCGGGATGCCGATAATCAACGCAATCATCACCGCAGGAAACAGGAACTCACGCTTTTTCATACCATCGCTTCACCGTACTTGCGGGCATAGGCCGCATCGACCTGGCGCTTATATTCGGGGTCGATAGCAATACGGAGCTGCCCTTCTTCGGTCTTGGCATAGCGCATCTGACGCAACTCCTCGGAGGTATCCGTACCATCCATCGTCCGCGCTTGCGGGTCCCGAGCGAGCTTCGCCTCTCTCGTTTTACCAATCATCGACTCCAGCAACTCAACACCCACCGCAGTAGACGCAACGCCTTTGAAAATCTCCCACTGTTCATCTGATAGATTCCCTTGACCCCAGTCCGCCAGGTCGGTTAGGCGGGCTTTGGCGTTATCGCCCAGGGCGGCCATTTCGTGCCGCCGGTTGAACGTGATGAGCTGCTGCTCGGCAGACAGGTAACCACTCACAAACCGGTTAAAGGTTTCCTGGTCCATATCCGACTCGCGGGCTGCTTCCTTAAACCAGGCGACCATTGCATTGTCCTCGAGGACGCCCTCATCAAGGCCCCCGACATCTGGCACAGAGTAATCATCCTCTGGTGCGCCTTTGAATCCGCCCACCTTCTTCTCGAGCTCGATGTACGCTTTAGCCTGGTCCTCGACCGTTTTATATTTATCCTGTTTGAACCATTCGGGGATATCCTTATCACCCTGTTCGGACTCGGGGTCCGATAATAGTGACGCGCCTGGTATCGCCTCCTCGGCGGGCTTGGGTACTTCTTCCGTTTGTGCGGCTTCGGCTGGCGCCTGGACTTCTTGTTCTTCACTCATTAGTCGATACCTCGTTCTGCTAGTTCAATGTTTGCCATGATTTGGCGGACGATATCGGCGCGGCCTTCTTTAATGCCGGCCTCGAATTGTGTGGATTCGGGTGTAACGGTGGGTCTGAGTATGGTGATGTTGATGAGCCGATCCAGAACAAACCGACCGGGCTCGGTTCTAAAACACTCATGGAACCGTGACGCAATCTCACGGCCTTTAGCCTCGTCCTCTTTGGATCGGCCTGGAGTGTCAACATCGAGGGCAGCCCAGCCGCCACGCTCGGCGAATGGTTCGATCATGCAGCCATTTCAGCTTGCGCGGCCTGTGCCTGGGCCATCGCCGCCTGCTCTGCCAATTCCTCCCTTTCTGCTTCGGTCCTCAACAGGTCCGATTCAATACCGAGTTTCTTGCCTAGCCATTGCGGCAAGTCCTCGAGCTTTGTTCCCAATCCCATAATCTCGGGACCAAGCTGGCTGACTGTCGCCAGGTACTGATTCATCGCCACCAGTTCATCCTGGTCCTGGGCGCGGGCTAATGGGCTGGTGTGCTTGATAGTGACCTCACGCCCATCAACCGTGATTGGCGGAATCTTGCCGGCCTGTTTCAGTACCGATACCGTCCGCTTGATAACCTTCTCCACAAACTCGCTCTGCAGGCGACCGAATGCGCTGCCGGAATCCTGTACGAGCTCCTGATTGCGTAATGCCATTTCAGTCGCAGACTTCACCGGCTGGTCGAGCTCACCAAACGGTTCAGCATAAAGCGCCTTGTTAATACGCTTGCGTAAGTCATCCAGTATCAGTGCCGAGAATTGGATATCGCCCGAGCGATCCAGTGGCCTTAATGTGGGATTGCGGGTGTCGTTGCTGCCGACCGGAATAATTGCACCTGGCGTCAGTCGTACACTGTACGGGTTAATCACGCCGTCATCCGCTGCGGTATAAACGCCGGCAATCGCCAGGGCTGCGTTCTTCAACGTGTACTCGACGACCTTGTTTGCCGTCTTAACATCGGGCAGCACCTGCATCACTCGACCGCGACCCAGGGTTTCACCTGGCACGACGTACTCTCTGAACACAATCCAGGGGGATACGTCATATTCCTGAGTGAAAATCACATACTTTTCGTTTCGCTCGAGGACGCACTGATACCATGTCATCGTTTTCGGGTTGTAAACTGTGCCCTCAATCAGCGGTATTTTTTCCTCGGGCTTATCGTTCGCTCGTTTTTTGAGCTTTTCTGACAGTTCCGCGCCAATCCATAAGCGGTCGATATGCCTGGCTGGTACTTTGTGCTCACGCCATACCGTTTCGATTGTGCCCCAGGGACCGGCCTCGGGATAAATCTCGGCCAGTGGTGCAGCATGAAACTCGAGCAGGGATTGAGGGCCCTCACTCATTTCACAGGACAGCACACCGGTTGATACCGACAGATCGAGAAACGCCTCATGCGCCTGGGTCGAGAAATTCGAATGGTTCAGATGGTCGAATATTATCTTGGTGACATCATCGAGGATCGGCTGGACTTCTTCGTGCTCCGCCTCGGGGATGTCCGAGCCTGGGACCAGGATGGACCAGTGCCGCCAGGGCGGCGTCAGCGCTGCCTGCAAGCGGCTGGCGAACTTCTGCACGCCGACCACAGCAGTCGCGTCGTAAATGTCCGTATTCTTCTTCTGTCCTGCCGAGTGGCTTGTTAGCGTTTCACGTTGCGGGAGAGCATACTGATAGCACTCTCGCAGATGGGTGTACCAGTTGGCGCGAGCCTTCTTTGCTGAATCAAACCGCTTAATTAAATCCTCGGGAGAACCCAACTCCCTCGGGATTGAATATTTCGCCATGCGTTAGCTCGTGCCGAGCTTGGTTGCTTCTGGTAGCCCAAGCTCCGAACCAAACAGTAGCGACAGCCGCCCGTACTTCTTCCCCTTTTTTTTCAACTTTTTCTTATGTGCTGCGGTGGCCTCGGTTAGCGCGGTGAGCTGAGCCGCCTGCTTCTGAGTGGCCTCATCCATTTCAGATTGAAACGCCGAGAGCTGGGCATCGTACTTGGCCTGCATATAGTCCAGCAACTTCGCGTAGTCAGTCGATTGATAACTCGGTGTTGGCATTTTCGCTGGCGTGTAAGACGCCGAGTCACCAACTTGTGGGGCTGGGGCTGGGGCTGGGGCTGGGGCTGCTGCCGCTGCTGCTGCGGCTGCTGCCGCCTTCTGCTCTCTATAAATCGTGGGGTCGTCGCCTGGGCCGTGTAAATCCCTTTGTGCTGCTTTAGCATCGCGTAAAGCGTTGGCATTGAAATTAGCCTGGCGCTGCTGCTCCGACAATCCGAGCTTCCCAGCAATCCAACTCGGGTCCTCATCGGCTGCAACTTTGGCCTTGAATATTTGCGGATCCGACTTAGAACCTATGCCAGGCACTGTATACCGGCCAGCTTGTGCGCCCGTCGCTAAGCTATACCCCTCTTTCGCCCTCGCCTTAAATGGGGCATCATCCCGTAGTCCTGAATACTCATCGCGCATACCTTCCCTATTCAAACCAGACCTAGCAATCTCACTCCCGCCGCCGCCATTACCCATAATTCAAGCCTCTTAAATGTTTCCAGAGTTGCCTCGGCGTCAGGACCCAGGGCGCTCGAATACCAACCAACGCCTTAATCTGCTCAACACAAGTCCAGGGCCCAAATACCCACGGCAACCGGATACGATCTGTATCCAAGTGGTCAAAGTTTACCTTACACAGTCCAACAATTTCCATATTTTCCACAATACGAACAATATCCTCCTCGAGCTCGTACTCGTACAGCACCTGGACCTCCAGGTAAGCGATACGCGGATGTACCATTACCCAATACACCCCGGTCCATTTCAGCGCGAAAACGTGCAACGCCTGGGGATGTAAAAAGTAATTCCACCACCGCGGCGAACCGTGATTCTTGAAACAGACGAAGTAATACATTCACGCGAACACCGACCAGCCCTGGTCGACCTGGATAGGTTTCTGTGGTCCGGGTCTGTGATGTTTCAGTATTGCCCTGCCTTCACCAGCACCCAGCATCAGATACTGCGCCGCCTCTGCAACGTGGCTGTACTGGTTCTTATCCGGTTTATCGTGAAACCTCTCGTCACCAGTAACCTGGATACGCTTGTAGGAATAACCACCGCCCATCGCCTTGCGTAACATCTGGCAGCTCGGCGAGATCGACAGCCCAGGCTCGCCATCAACCAGCCTCGAGAGCGGTACAGCAACAGCCTCCCGCCGCAGCGTGAAGTCATTAGAAGGTGCCGGCCTGGCATTGATGCCCCTGGCCCGCAGAATCTGGAACGGTGTCGTTTCATCTGTCTGGCTGCGCTGGTCACCAGCCGGATCACCCCATACCTGGAATTCGCAACCAGGAAACCGCTGCTGCATTTCAGCCGCCAGGAGCTCACTGAATCGGACCGCACCCATATCCTCGGTGACGAGCTCACGCAACCAGCACCAGCGACCTCGAACGTCCCGCTGGCCGAACACCGCAGCGGGCGTCAGGCCAAAGTCGATGCCGACGTAAACGGGCTCGCCCTGGTTGACGGCCACGGCCTGCCTGGCGATGTGCAGGTGGTCCCTAAATTCGGGATACACTGGTCGGCCTTCGGTGATGAATCCGTAGTCGCCATCAACATAAACCCGAATCCACTCGTTATCCTTGCCGGCCTCGAGGCGCTCGTAATAACCATCGGGTAGATTCTCGACGTTCTCTGCATCTGGTTGGCGCCCGCTCGGTTGCTTGAATAGCTGCCATCCCTTCGGCGCCTGCTCCTCGAACAGCCGATACCACCAGTGATCGTTGTCTGGTGGGTTGGTGTCCATGATGACGCCGAACCAGGTCGGCCCACCTTCCCGCTTGGACGGATAGCGCCCGACGCGACCCTGCAGCATATCGATCACAGCCCGCGGCACTTCCCTGGCCTCGTTCACCCAGGCACCGGTGAGCTCGAGGGACAATAGCTTCTTGACATCCTGGGGCCGGTCGAGAGCTCGAAACATTATCTCGGCCTCAACATCCCCGAACTTGATGCGGTGCATCATGTCCTGGTTGTTCCATTGACCGACTTCCTCGAACCAATCACGCCAGGTGTTCAGCGTGGTGTCCGTCAGCTCACGGTAGGTGTTGCGGACCACAGCCCAGCGGGATCGTCGAATGCCATCCGGTCCTGGTTCCTGGGCCTGGAGTCGACGAAACAACTCCCAGCAGCAGGCAGTCGACTTGCCCGAT